CAATCCGAATAAATATAACAAACTGGAGTTGAACTTGCAGAAAAGAGCCCGTAGTATACTTGACGAATTAGACACGTTAATCGTACACAAAGATCGTGAAAATCTTGTGGAAAGCCGTGCCACCCACGTTATCCAGGGTGCTATTAATTTAATCAACTATATTCGCGAGAACTATGATGCTGAGCAAGCAGGAGAACTTGAGCGTAGATTGCTTAACAGTATCCGTACCCAGGAACCGGAAAAGTTCAAGCGTGGCGTTAGACGTCTACGTAGCGACTATTAATAAATAGCTAATTAACTAGGAATTAACAGATGAAAACCACAGATTTAGCACCAAACAAAATTGAAGAAGCCCCAATGGGTGCTTTGAGTAAAGTTGGAAATTATGTAGGATCTAAGCTATCCACTTTTGCCCCTGACCTTGCTGCAAGATCTACCGGAAAATTAAACACCGGTGCAGTTGCAAATAAAGCATGGAGTGGTTATCAGAGCTTTTTAGGTCAAACAGGCGAAAAGCCAACAACATCAAATATTATATTATGGTTACAACATAATAAGTATTCACCAGATGCTATCAAGGCCGCTGAGACTGTGTTAAGAGATGCCGCTAGAGCAGCCGGGCAAGCTACCAAAGATGCCGCTGCAAAACAAGCAGAAAAAGACAATCCACAATTACAAACATTTTCCGAACCAGCAATGGGCGGAGCCTCAGCAAATCCGCCACCGGATGACATCGCAGAAAGTAAAAAACCAATGCATCATTTAGATATGATGCGTAGCTACTTAGATATCCTACGCGAGTCCGACGATATAGTAGATGAAGCAGTTAAGTTCGCTAATGTTAGTCCAAAGACAGCATCACAAGCAATTATGGCGGCCGCTCAGGCTCAGGCCAAAGCGCAATATGCACAACAACCAGCACCTGCCGCAACAGCAACTCCAGCACCTGCCGCAACAGCAGAACCAGCGGCACCTGCCGCAACAGCACCTGCCGCAACAGCACCTGCCGCACCGTCTGATGCACGTACAGATGCTGGTGCGCCAGACTTGCATTCGTTTGCTTCAAACTTCCACGAAGAACTGTTAGCTTCAAAATCAAATGATCCTAAAACACGTAATTTACTAACAGCACTTGAGGCATATTTAGATACGTCGGAACCACTGAAAAAAGCCGCGGAGAGTCTTAACTTCTCGGAATCTTTTAATCCTGGAAAAATGTTGCAAAAGAAAGTTACCAAACTTACACGTATCAAGTAAAAATAAACGGACTATAAATGTATCAATTGTTATATGAAGGTGGTAATGCAATTCCAACAAGTAGTCCGGTTAATCAGGAAGATGTGCCTACGGTAATTGCTATTGCTAAACGCGAAATGCCGCAAGGTCTTTTAAAGAACCTGCAAGCTGATATTGGTAGTGCTGGCTTTAAAGGTGTTCCTAGTGGCGACATTGACCTAATGGTTGAAGCCCAAGACTTGGTTGTTATATTTAAAACCGAAGATGATAAAAAAGATCCAGTTCTTGCCGCCAAGAAATCTATGCAGACTTGGTTTACAGCAAAAAGTATTGAAGCCAATGTTAACGGCCGTAATGTTAGTATTGGCATAAAATATAAACCTGCAGCAGGCGGGCAAGGCTACGCACAAGTAGACTTAATGGTTATACATGATGTTAATATTGTTGCACCCTGGCATCAACACGGTCCACGTGGCATGTACAAGGATACTGGCTTTAAAGGACAACAGAACTTTGTATTAATGGCCAGCATCGCTAAACATCTCAATTTAAAGTTTGATCCGTTTGGCGCAAAATTAATTAACCGTGATACCAATGAAGTAGTTGGTCGTACACGTAAAGAAGTTGCTAAAATTTTACTTGGCCCAAAAGCAAAAGAAGATGATCTTAACAGCGTTGGCACTATGCTTGCCGCATTGGAAAGTGATCCTGACAAAGATAGTAAGTTAGCCCAAGCCAAACAAGATCAGGCCAAAGGACTACTAACATTGCCCGAAGCATCGCCCACCCCGGGAACAGCCGCGTGGTTTAGAAAGATGGGCCATGCGTTATGAAAATAAGAGATATCATCCTTGAAGGTGGGTGGGATACTACTCTGACCCAGAACACCGTACTACATCCTAAGATCGTTGCAGTGGCTTTACAAGTAGTGGACAAGTTTGTCTCTGACTTTAATAAATTATATGCCGGACAAGTTGGAGAAATACAGCGCGGTAGACCAACTGGATCCAGCGCCCATCACGAAATTGACACGCAAGAAGATCCAACTAAAGTATACGGCGACATTGACTTACAAATGATTGCACCCGAAGCTGAAGGACAAGGTTATACACAGTTCACAGCACAGTGGAATAAGTTAACTGATGATTTTGTTAAAGCCGGACATGCACCGTATGTAGACACAAGCGAGAGCAAGCCAGGTCATCCTATATTCCAAGTTGGACCAAAGCAATTTGTACAAATAGATTTTATGTGGCACCCAGAGAGATTACGTAAATGGGGCGCCAGTCGTGTGACTCCTGAGCGCGGAGTAAAAGGATTATTGCATGGTAATATGTTTAGTGTACTAGGCGAACTACTTGACCTAAGCATACAACATGCTGGTGTACAATTAAAAGTGATTGATGGTCAACATGTTCCCTTTAGCAAACAAAAAGGTGCAGAAGTTGTTACGGTATCAACAGAGCCAAGCACTTTTATCTACGACATATTTGCGTACGAAGCGCAACAGCTTGGAATTAAAAAACCCAAGGTTGACTCTATACTAAAACGATTCCCGGGCAATGATCTAGATGATGTTAAGATTAGTAAACTAGTCAATGGCATCAAAGGTTTTGCACGTAGTTGTGAAGCAAACGGAATGTTTGGCCAAGGCGACTTAACTAACTTTACATCAGCAAGAGATTTCCTAAATAAGTTCTGGAATCGATATAATGAAAAAGCACAAATTGATATTGCTGGCAAGAAACGCGATAAGGCACAAACACCAGATGCCATAGCAAGAGCCAATAGTGATAGAGAAAAGATACAGCAAGGGCTTGACATGGTAAAAGGATTATTCGCATGAAACTAGAATTTATCAACAGAATTTTAGTTGAAGCTAGAGCAGGCGCACAACCTCATCCAGAAGATAGTATATTTGACGGTGCCGCAGCAGCTAATACAGCACTAGAAAGTTTAAATTACGTAATCAAAAATCCACAATCCATTACAATTAAATTTGATGGATTCCCGGCATTGATATTTGGTCGTTTACGTGATGGCAGATTCACAGTACAAGACAAGTATATGTTTGATGCCAAATATTTTGCCGATAGTCCGCAAGCATGGCAACAATATGATAGCCAAAAGAAATCAGGTAAACTACGTCCAGACCTATACACTAAGTTGACCAATATTTGGAAAGGACTTGAACAAGCAGTAGGATCAAGTCCCGGCTTTTTCTGGGGAGACTTGTTATGGTGGGAAACATTGTCACCAATTAAAGGAAAGTTTGTATTCAAACCAAACGTAGTTGAATATCGTGTGCCTGTTAAAAGTAAATTAGGAACACAGATAGCAGGTAGAGTTGGTGGCGTGGTTGTACATCAATACTTTGCCGATGAATCTGCATCACCGGTGCAATGGAACGGTAAAGGACTTGTACTTGATGGCTCGGTTACTATACTAACACCAAGCACAGGCATTACATTTACATTGAACGATCCAGTACAATTATCAAAAGGTGCCAAGGCTGCTGTTAGCCAATACGGCAAAGTAACAGAGGATTTCCTCAACGGCCTTGATGGGGTTGCTAGGCAAGCTATACAAAAATATTGTAACAAACGTATTACGGGACAAACTAATTCTGAATTGGTTGATTGGTTGCGAGAACCAGCAAATATTAGTGCAAAGCAATTTAAAACCTTAGTAGGTGAAGAAGGCAATGGTTACTTGTCTCAACAAATTAACGGAGTCAAAGGGCTATTCCTTATATGGAATGCAATCTACGCATTTAAAGAAAACCTGGCACAACAGCTAGAACAGCAAGTGCAGGGGCTTGAGCAATGGGTAGGAAATAAGCAAGAAGGTGAAGGTTTTGTGTTTAACACCCCGCACGGGCTGGTTAAACTGGTGCAACGAGGTACTTTTAGCCAGGCGTTGTTTGCTAAGTAACAACCCATAATACCCCTAATTTTTTTATCTTGTATAAATAAAAGTATGCAGAGATGCACTTATATTAAGGAGATTTAAAATGGCAATTTTTACACGTACAGCAGGTGATGCACAAGGCGTTAACAACGTTGATGCAACAACAGCAGGTGCTTTAGGCACAATCGTAGCAACAGGTTTAACAAAGAACCCAACAGCAATTAAGATTACTTTGGCAAACAGCCAGGTGTTCACAGCAGCTGAAAGTGGTACAGGCGGCGCAGTAGAAACAATTTTACGTTCTATCGCTATCGATTCCACAATCGTTATGTATCAAGCTGATACATCACAGTTGAGCGTTCTAGTTGAAGCAACAGGTAGCGCAACAGCAACTATACAAACACGTATCCAAGCTCTTGGTAACGTAGGTGTAGCAGCTAACGTATATTGCGGCCTGGGTGTTGCAGTAGCCAGTTCAAACGGTTTCAAACTAGCTTAATAGTTTAAAAACTAAAATAAAAGAAGCACTTCTCGTAAGTGCTTTTTTTATGGCCGATAAATACTTGTATCATGTCAAATGCCGGTATATATTTTTTCACAGGTTACAGTCTAGTAGACATTACACCCACTGGCGTGATACGTAATACATCACCAGATGCCATTGATAGAGATCAACAACGCAACTGGGAAACAGTATTACAATGCATGGGGTTACGTACACAGCCACAGAATATACAAAATCCAGTATCCTCTATGATTGATATAGAATCAACGGAGTTTGGAGATTTCTATAAAGGCAATCAAACAGTTTGGATGTGGCAGTGGACAGTTGAAGCTACTGGCATTTATGATTTGCAAAATAAGCCACTCGGCGGACTTATGCAAGACTTTGAACAAGTACCTATAATCACTGGACTTGATGAAACAGCCAGGTTTATACTACCAATTTTCTACCCATATGGTACTATTAAAAATATATACTTCAAACAAAGTACATTGAGCTAAATACTAGTTGATGCTACGGCACCATTATGGCTCATCCTCAAGGCACACACAGGCTTAACTAAGAATTGCGTCGCTAACCACTATAAAGCGAGAACTGGTATTATGGCGTATGAAATTGAAAAAAAGAGCCTTGAGGCGCACGTAGAAATTTGCGCTGAAAGGTACAGTAACTTGGAAACAAAATTTAATAATCTCGAAACTCGCATGGATTCACTTGAAAGCCATATTCTCGAAATTAAAGACAGTATCGGACAAGTATCAGATGCTGGAAGTAGCAGAATTATCACAATTGGAACAACAATATTTGGTGTTCTTTTAACGGCAGTATTAGGTGTAGTAGTTCATTTAGCAACCAAATGAAAATAGTCGAATTACTCAATAATGTCCAAATTGGCATTAATAACGAACAGGCTGACTTACTAGGTCGATTTCAACACGAACCTAACATATCAAAAAATAAGCTCAATTTGAGAGAGCAAGAGATAGCAAATCAACTAACGGCACAAGACATCTTGTTACGCCGGAATGAAAATGGCCAGATCACGTACAAGAAAAAAATCCGGTAACAACACACGCCCGGTAGTAGTTCCCCAGGATGTAACAACAGCCGCGTCAGATTATATTACGCAGTGGACTAAACACGAATTACATAAACTACAACGAATTGAAACCTCCCCAATATGTATACCAACAAAAAATGGATACAAAATTGGCCTGTATTCCCTAAAAGTATTCCCCAACAAAACATGCGAAGTATACGATCATAATGCAGAATATGTACACACCTTTGAAAACAAGATCAGTGCTGTATTATATGCAATTTTAACAATAAAACGCAGGTATGCAGCCGCCCAAGAAATTATACATTTGGATACTGAAATAAATAAGAACTATACAGATATGTTAGCTTTTCGTAGAAGTATAAATTGTGCATTACAGCGTAAAGATTATGATACAGTCGACGTTAAAGTAGCAAGGTTAGAAATTGCAGAAACCAAGCTAACTTTAGCTCGGGACCAAGTAGCAAAAGTACATAAACATGCTAAATGGCATAAGATTTGGCAGTAAGTAAAGATTTAAAAAAATTGTAATACACTAAATACATAATATAAAGTTTAGGAATAAAACATCATGAGACTCTCCGAAATGCGAACCGAAGTAACACCACAGAAAATTAACAAAGTTATGGAAAGCCGTTTTGGATTTCAAATTGACTATGATAATTTAACGTATGCTAAAGCACAACGTCTAAGTAAAGCATTGGGCGAAAACATTGTGTCAATTAAGAAATCCTTTGGCGCACACACAGCAGAAAAAAATGCCAAATACATGGAGTTAATGCTTGTTAAAGAAGGCATTGACAAATGGATGGGATCAGAGCAAGGTTTATTTGAATCTGAGATGGGTCGTAGCGAGGCTGTACTGGCTGCTAAAGACATCGTTGACAGTATTCAAGACATGTTAGAGAAAATTTCTAAAGTACAGAACGAACAAGTTCCTGCACTAATTGACACTATTCGTGACCAAATTGGTAGCGAACAAGCTGAAGCATTTAAAGGTGCTATTAGCCCAACCCTAGCAGAACTATACACAGCATTAAGTCAAGCACGTGAAACAAGCGACACATCAGTTCGCGTACTGTCCGGCGAAACTCCTCCGGCAACAGACATGAGCTTGGGTGGTGCAGATGCTGGTATGCCAGGCGCAGAAATGGATCCAATGGCAGCTGAACCAGCCGCTCCAGAAGGTATGGATAGCGATTTTGATGCTGACGGGTTTGATGCAACTGATGCCGCTGCAGGCGGTGAAGAAGAATTAGGTCGCGAACGTCGTTAATATGCGTATCAAAGAAATTATTAATGAATCAGATCTAATAGAACTCGATGTAATCGAAGACGAGGCAGATACTCGCGGTGACTCGTCTTTAATAACTACACTAGAGTGGCTTCGCAACGAAGCTAATCAAAGTGGTGCTGTAACTCCGCGTGTTAAAGTTGACACAGTAATTGATCGTGTACGTGCTATTCCTGGTAACGAAGCATTTAACTTTGCTGCCTTAGAAGCCGCCCATGAACACAATGATACTGTAAAAGGCTTAATTAAAGATATCAAAGACGATGACCATACTGGTTCAAAGTACGTATATCTAGCACCACCTGAAAATACAATTGATAATTCAGACCCATTGGGTGCTTCCACAGCCGCTCCGGGCGATCCAGCCAAAGTTGTTAGCCAAATGGCTAAACGTGCTGCCTCCAACTAATAGTTGACAATAAATTTAAAGTAAGCTATACTTTATGTATAGTAGTACATCCATAAATATTAATAACATTTAAAGGAGTATTACTATGTTAGATACACTATTTTGGTTGGCAATTGGCGCATTTGTAGGTTGGAATTTTCCACAGCCGTTTTGGGCTAAGATTATTCAAGAGAAAATCCAAACAATGATTGCAAGAAAATAATTTTTAGTACAGAAAATGGCATACTCAGAAAAAGTAATTGATCACTACGAGAATCCTCGTAATGTGGGCTCGTTTGATAAAACAGATAATGACGTGGGAACTGGTATGGTAGGCGCACCGGCCTGCGGTGATGTAATGAAACTACAAATAAAGGTGGAAGATGGCATTATCACAGATGCGAAATTTAAAACTTACGGATGTGGCTCTGCAATCGCTAGCAGTTCGCTCGTCACTGAATGGGTCAAGGGCAAAACGCTGGAGCAAGCAGGAAGCATTAAGAATAGTGAGATTGCGGAAGAACTCGCATTACCGCCAGTCAAGATTCATTGCAGTATACTTGCGGAAGATGCGATCAAAGCCGCAATAGCAGATTATAGAAGTAGACACTAATGCCAACTGCATATATTTTAGTCGGAGTTCCTGGGTCTGGTAAAAGCACTTGGGCAAGTAATCAAGAATGGTTTAAGGATTGCTCGTACATTTCTACAGACTCTTGGATACACCTTGAAGCCAACAAACAAGGGAAAACATATAGCGAGGTATTTACTGACTATATGCCCAAGGCCGTTCATATCATGACCGAACATGTGATCCTTGCTAGAGAAGCAGAAGCAGATATTATTTGGGATCAAACTAGTACAACTATTACTAGTCGTAAAAAGAAATTTAATATGCTACCAAATTATAAAATGATTGCGGTAGTGTTTCCTACACCTGATCCATTGGAACTTAGTATTCGATTAAAAAATCGGCCAGGTAAAGAAATCCCACAGGATGTACTTAATAGCATGATTGATGGATGGGAAGAACCAAGCGCCGATGAAGGTTTTGATGAGATTTGGCTGACATGATTACATTAACGGAATTGGCCGCTAAAAAAGTATCAACAAACTTACAAAAACGTGGTAAGGGGTTGGGAATTAGGCTTGGTGTAAAAACTACCGGATGCAGTGGCTTAGCCTATGTAGTCGAATATGTAGACACCCCGGCTGAGGTAGATGTACATTTTGTTAGCCAAGATATTCAGATATTTGTTGATCCCAAAAGTCTTGCATATTTAGATGGTGTAGAATTAGACTGGGTTCGCAATGGACTCAATGAAGGGTTTGATTTTAAAAATCCTTTAGAAAAAGATCGATGCGGATGTGGGGAGAGTTTTCGCATATGATGTTAGTGTATAGTGATAGCAACATTATTGATACTCAGTGGCTCCCTAATATAAAGTTCAACCAAGAATACATTGTTTGCCATAGTTTTGAAGAATACCTAAACACACCAGCTGACATAAAAATAGCATTTACCACACATCGTTTGCATTGTGACTACGATGTTAACTGTCCAGCATATCAAGGTTTTGAAGATAAAATAAATCAACTTAGTGCCATTAGCAAGTTTGTATTTACATTTGAAAGTGAATTACACAATTTCCATTGGAAGATATGGGAGAAGTGCCATCACAACAATGTATACTGGTTATTACCCGGTGCAGTAAACGACAGAGAAGATATTAACAGCCATATCATTTATTGGGGAGACTGGTTTAAAACAACATCATCTCTATATAAGCAATTGCCCAACAAGTTAGCAGAGTTAACTCCGTATGCCAATAAACCTTTTATGTTTGATGCATTGCTTGGTGTTATAAAGCCACATAGAGATTTTGTATATAGCACAGTTAAGTTTCACAATCTCGATGATAAGTTTATAATGACCTATGGCGGCAAGTGGCAAGATACAGAATTTTATGCTAAAGATTATTTTATTTGGGAACCAGAATGTGTGCCAACTGGTCCAGTTATTGGAACAGCAGATGCTGTGCATTACTGTGGTATATACACAGGGTTAAGCAGAGTAATTCCCTTAAAGGTATTCAATGATACAGCGTATAGCATTACTACAGAAACAGATTACGACAATACATTAAGTTTCTTCAGTGAAAAAACAGCCAAGCCGTTGGTTGCACGTAGATTGTTTATTGCATTTACTGGTTATAAATTTTTACAGAATTTACGTAACTTAGGATTCCGCACGTTTGGAAATGTAATTGACGAAAGCTATGATTTAATTGAAAATGATAACGACCGATATCTTGCGGCGTTTGATCAAGTACGTCTTCTATGCAATGCAAATCAATCTGACATACTTGAACAGATAAAACCTGCACTAGAACATAATTATAATTTAATTATGAATACAGACTGGAATTCTCGTGCCGCAAATCAAATAACCGATACAATTAATTGTGTTTAATACGTTCTGTTATTATTTGTGCCCACTTACTCTGAGCTTCTGCACCAGGATGAAACTTATCATCCTGCCAACTATCTAATTCCTTGGCAAGTTCAAATACACCATCCTTTTGTTCGTTGGTAAAAATCCAACGACTGAAATCAAGTTCGTCAACTAAGAACTGTAGATCTGGGTATCGGTAAACCCCAAAGTCTCCGTTCTTACTGACACGCTCTTCGGTGGACCAGTAATTAACATAACTCATAAAATGATATGGTATTTTTTTAGCAACTAAAAAGTTTTGCAGCTTAACCATCTCCATTAAGTTTATTGTTCCTAGACTTAATTCGCTACTTACTTTATACATCTCTTTAAACATTTGTTTGGCCACAGGATGATTATTCCATGTACCTACACCGCCGCCGCTAAAAATGTATCCTAACTTATTATCGGGCAATCTACGATAAAATCCATAACTGTCAAACAGTTCATTCCATGCCGGATCTTCAATGCTGGTTAAGTAATCTAATCGACTAACACCAGACCACATTACTAGCACATGATCTGGACGATTTTTTAATACAGACCGTATTATGCTATCACAAATATATTGATTGCCAGCGGCCGCTTCTGCAACAGAGTAACATTGATCAGCTGGATTCAGTTCTTGGAAGTACCTGGGCCAACATATATTTGGGCCACCTGGGAAATCGGGCCACTGGGTAAAACTACATCCAGATATGAGTATATTCATGTAAATATTTATTGACTGCCGATAGGTGGTATGTTATAATAGTTGCTATGATTACCCACAAATATGATTATACTCCAATAAGCAGAACTACAGTAGATGGCAAGAGACATTACTCTTTACCGGATGGCGCAAAAGTCCCTTCAGTTACAACAATCCTTGACCGTACTAAATCCGAAGAGAGCAAACAAGCACTTGATAATTGGCGCAAACGTGTAGGTACTCAACAAGCCCAACAAATTACTACAGAAGCAGCCAATCGTGGTACACGTATGCATAGCTATCTTGAAATGTATATCCAACAAGATGAACTAAAACCCTTGCCACCAAATCCCTATGCCCACCCAAGTTGGTTTATGGCTGCTGAAGTTATTCTTAAGGGATTGACTAATGTAGAAGAATTTTGGGGCAATGAAGTTCCTGTATATTATAGTGGGTTATATGCTGGTACCACCGATTGTGTGGGGCTGTGGAATTGTCGTACTGATAAAATAGCCAAGCCAGCAATTTTAGATTTTAAGCAAACCAACAAGCCCAAGAAACTTGAATGGATTGGCGACTATTTTATACAATTAGCGGCATACGCACAAGCACACAACAATACGCACAATACTAAAATTAACACTGGGGTAATTTTAATGGCAGTACAGCCTAAATTACTCCCGGACAATACGTATACGACCCCAGAATATCAGGAATTTGTTATTGATGGTAAAGATTTTGACTACTGGACAGACGAGTGGACCAAAAGGGTGGAGTTATACTATCTAACTAACTAAATACTTAAATATCGTTAGAGGTTAAATTAAGTATGGCTATTGTTCAAATTTCGCAAATACAATTACGTAGAGGGTTACACGATGATCTACCACAATTAGCTTCGGCTGAGATGGGATGGAGCATTGATACACGTCAGTTATTCATTGGCAACGGCACTCTTGCCGAATTTGCCCCAATTGAGGGCATAACAGAGATCTTAACTGAGCACAGTGACTTTTTAAGTTTTATTACTAGCTATCAGTTTAAAGGTACAGATTCAGGATATACTAGCCAGACTGGTATTGATGAAACGCACCCTGTTACACGTAGCCTACAAACTATCCTAGATGAAGCAGTTATCAGTGTACGTAGTTTTGGTGCCAAGGGCGATGGAGTAACAGATGACACAGCCTCCATAACTCGTGCTATACAGCAAATTTACACAGCAGCACTTAATCAAACACAAAAACAAGTACAGCGTACAATTAAATTTCCAGCTGGTACATATAAAATTACCAGCGCATTACCTTGTCCTCCAAACTTGACTATAACAGGCGATGGCAAAAATAATACTGTTATATCCGCTACTACCGGATCAGTATTTTACACCTGCGATAGTTTGTACCAAACAAGCTCTCTTGGGACAAACGGCGCAACAATGCCGGGGTTTATAACAGCATCAGACATAACTTTACTAACAAATGCTGGAACTAGTCCAGTGTTACCAATTGACAGCACCAATGATGTAGTATTCAATCGTTGTGGAATAACTGGACCAGCTGGGGTTACTAATTTAGTATCCATTAGTAGTACTTCAACTACCGCATTGGCATTATCATTCAACAATTGTACGTTAACCGGGGGTATTGGCGGTATTGGATTTGCTGGATATGCAAACGGCGTTCGAGTCAGTGGATGTACTTTCTCGGGTCAAACAACATATGGTATTGATTGCGATAGCACAAAGGTATCTGGACTAATTGATGAAAACAATTACTACACCAACGTTCCTACTCCTGTACGAAATTTAACAGGCAACAACTATAGTTACGGTAGTATTACATCAAACACCGCAGTAGATTTTGGCGGCGTATACAGCGGGTCAGCAAAACAGGGTACTGGTCGTACTGTGGTGTATGCGGCGGCAGGCAATGTAATTTATGGTCTTGGTACATCTACTATTACAACATTGGCCAATGGTGCTGGCACCATAGATTATCAAATTACAACAGGATCAAACTTTAGGTTTGGTACTTTTAAATATAACAACAGCGGTGGAGTAGTATTATTTGATGATGAATATACAGAACCTACATCAAGTATTGGCGCAAATTTGTATGCCACTTCAAGTGGCCTATTAAGTTGTACCGTTGCCAGCGCCTCAACCTTAAAATATAACATTAAACAATTCGTATAACATGTTTCAACAACCGGCTGAAGATCGATTGAGATCTTGGCGTGATTTTCGAGCAACAATAGAACCACTTCAATTGGAGAACGCTTTAGCCCAGACTGCAGAGTACTGGGCAAGTGCTCCTTTTGTCCCGTATTATCTGGACGAAAGCAATCCCACAATGTGGCCAAATCCCTGGGAATTAATTAACGAAAATACGTATTGTGATGTTGCAAAATGTCTTGGAATAGTTTATACTATATCATTAACAGAACATAAAAAGAATTTAGATGTTGAATATCGGGTATATGTTGATCATAAAAAAAATTACCTATATAATTTAGCTTGGTTTGCTCAAGGAAAATATATACTTAATTTGATTGACGGAATGGTCGTAAATATCAAACAGCTCGATGATTCATTTGAATTAAAGCATACATACACCGCAGTAGATTTACAATTAGATAATTATTAAGAGAACTCAATGACAACAATTCAAGTAACGAAACGAGAAGGCCACAGGGAAAATTTAAATTTAGAGAAGCTACACAAGGTAGTTTTTTGGGCCACGCAAGGCATCACTGGCGTTAGCGCCAGTGAAGTAGAAATTAAAAGCCACATCCAGTTTTACAACGGAATCAAAACAGCAGATATCCAGGAAACACTGATTAAAAGTGCCGCAGACTTAATTTCGGAAGAAACACCAAATTATCAATATGTAGCTGGTCGTTTGATCAACTATCATTTACGCAAACAAATTTACAATAGTTATGACCCATGGCCACTAATTAAATTAGTCAAGCTCAATGTAGAATCGGGATTTTACGATCGTGCATTGCTTGAAGCGTATACAGAAGAAGAATGGAATACATTAGATTCGTTTATCCATCACGATCGTGATGAAAACTTTACCTATGTGGCCATGGAACAATTCCGTGGCAAGTATCTGGTGCAGAATCGTGTCACTGGTGAAATATTTGAAACACCGCAAATGGCCTATATGCTTATTGCGGCAACATTGTTTCAAACATATCCAACCGAAACACGATTAAAGTGGGTGCGTGATTACTATGATGCTATCAGCTTATATGACATTAGCCTACCTACTCCTGTTATGGCTGGTGTACGTACTCCACAAAAACAATTTAGTTCCTGTGTATTAATTGAAACAGGCGATAGCCTAGATAGTATCAATGCCACAGCAAGTAGCATAGTTCGTTACGTTAGCCAAAAGGCCGGTATCGGAATTGGCGCTGGGCGCATCCGTGCCCTCGGTAGTCCCATCCGCAATGGAGATGCATATCATACTGGTGTGATCCCTTTCTATAAACATTTTCAAACAGCCACCCGTAGTTGCAGTCAAGGTGGTGTGCGTAACGGTGCCGCAACATTGTATTATCCAATTTGGCACTATGAAGTAGAAGACCTTCTTGTATTGAAGAATAACAAAGGCACAGAGGATAATCGTGTACGCCACATGGATTACGGCGTCCAATTCAACAAATTAATGTACGAAAGACTCATCTCTGGAGGCGAAATTACATTGTTTAGCCCCCACGATGTACCTGAAATGTACGAAGCCTTCTTTAATGATCAAGATAAATTTAAAGAGTTATACGAGCGAGCAGAACGTAGTACGAAGTTGCGTAAGAAAACCCTCAAAGCAATTGAGTTATTTGGTAAGTTTATGCAAGAACGCAAAGACACCGGACGCATTTACTTACAAAACGTAGACCATGCAAATACTCATAGCCCATTTGATGAATCAGTTGCGCCAATCAAAATGAGCAACCTTTGTGGGGAGATTGACCTACCCACCGTGCCATTAAACGATGTCAACGACGAGGATGGTAGGATTGCGCTCTGTACCTTGAGTGCGATCAATTGGGGCAATGTAAAAAGCCCACATGACTTTGAGAAGATGTGCCGCCTAGCTGTACGTGGTTTAGATGCATTATTAACTTATCAGAACTATCCAGTCCGAGCAGCAGAACTAGCAACAAAAGAATTTAGACCATTAGGCGTGGGTATTATTAATTTTGCCTATTTCCTGGCAAAGAACGATGTTAGTTATTCAGATCCAAAAGCACTGGCGTTAGTAGACGAGTATGCTGAGGCATGGAGTTATTACTTACTCAAAGCCTCAGCTGATCTCGCCGTTGAACAAGGTGCCTGCACCCGTTGGAAAGATTTAAAATCAGCAAAAGGTCAATTACCAATTGACACACGAAAAATTGAAGTTGATGAATTAGTACCACATCAAGAACGCATGCCGTGGACAGAATTACGTGAACAAATCAAGGCTACTGGTCAGCGTAATGCTACCCTAATGGCTATAATGCCGGCGGAGACAAGTGCTCAAATTAGCAACGCCACAAACGGTATTGAGCCCCCACGTAGTTATGTTAGCATTAAGGGCAGTAAGCATGGACAATTGCGTCAAGTTGTTCCAGAGTTCCGTAGACTGAAAAACAAATACGAATTACTTTGGGATCAAAAGTCGCCCGAAGGCTACTTGAAGATTTGTGCCGTCCTACAAAAGTATATTGATCAAGGTATTAGCATTAATACAAGTTACAATCCAAGATTTTACGATGATGAAAAGATCCCAATGAGTGAAATGTTGGGACACTTGATTATGTGTTATAAGTATGGCACCAAGCAATTGTATTATTTTAATACAATGGATGGGCAAGGCGAAATTGATGTTAATAAGCCCAGTGCTGAACTTAGTGTTGAGACCACTGCAGAAGACCAAGAAGAGTGCGATAGCTGCGTGATATGAAAACCCCTAGTTTGTTAGTTGCCGTTGGCTGTTCATGGGTCGCCGCCAAAGCGATTGATACAGAGCCAACGGCACTAACCTTTGATTGGGATCATGTTGAAGATCCGGCATTTGTGGAAAAACACAGCTTCGCTGGGTTATTGAAGCAGAAGCTTGGATTGGACCAAATACATTTTATTGCCTCTTCGGGTGATAGTAACCAAGGGCAAGCTAGAAAATTAATTGATTTTTTAGAACATAACAAAGAACAATATTCTAAAATTTTTGTTCTTTGGGGCATCACTAGTATCTATCGTTGGGAAATGTATAGTAATACTACAAACCAACTTGAACCGTGTATTCTGCGATCTAAGAACAAAGATTTACTTGAAGAGTCGGAATATTATTTTAAACATTTTTGGAATAAAGAAAATTCTCTTAGAGATCTAGGTAGACAGATATTACTAGTTGACGCTTATCTAACGATGCATTCGATTGATCATTTATTTTTTAATAGTTTTGATCCTTATACATTGGATAATTTAAATATTACTTCAATTACGGATAGTACGTTCTATAAAATTAAAGAATCCCATAATGATATGTTAAGTTTGCTTTGTGCTAAACATGATGTTACAATTAGTAGCTCTAGTGTGCCGTGGCTCAACATACTAAGAAAAACACCAGCTGAGCAATTTCATAATAACACAATAAAAAACTTACAAGCCAAAGGATTACTTGATTGCTCTACTGCACATCCAACAGTCCGGGCACACGCCGATATAGCCATTGGGCTACACGATTATATAAAAGGACATAACAATGAGCGTATTTGATGCAAAACAAACTAAACACCATACAGAGAAACTAGCATTTTTAGATGAGACTGGCCCTGTTACTATTCAACGTTATGAAACAGTAAAGTATAAGCAATTTGACAAGCTAACTGATAAGCAATTGGGTTTCTTTTGGCGCCCAGAAGAAGTAGATGTGCTACGCGATGCCAAAGACTTCAAGGAGTTGACTGAGTATGAACAACACATTTTTACAAGTAATCTTAAACGACAGATCCTTTTGGACTCTGTGCAAGGCCGTAGCCCTAATCTCGCTTTTTTACCTCTTGTATCAATTCCCGAATTGGAAACGTGGATTGAAACTTGGGCATTCAATGAAACCATTCACTCACGTAGCTACACTCACATTATTCGCAATGTCTATTCTGATCCTAGCAAGATATTTGATGAGCTCCTTGATATAGAAGAAATTGTTGCCTGTGCAAAAGAAGTGAGTCGGTATTACGATGCCTTAATCAATGATAGTTTATGGTATCAAATACTTGGGCAAGGCGTACACACAGTCAACGGTAAAAAAGTAACTGTGGATTTATATGAACTTAAAAAGAAACTATGGCTCGCAATTAATTCGGCAAATGCACTTGAAGGAATACGATTTTATGTAAGCTTCGCTTGTTCGTGGGCATTTGCCGAACTAAAGAAGATGGAAGGCAATGCCAAGATTATTAAACTTATATGTCGTGATGAAAATCTACATCTTGCAAGCACACAAACATTAATTAAATTGCTACCACAAGACGATCCTGATTTTGCAAAAATTCAAAAAGAAACAATGCAAGAATGTACAGATTTGTTCTTACTTGCAAGTCAACAAGAAAAAGACTGGGCCAAGTTCTTGTTTAAAGACGGCAGTATGATCGGACTCAATGAAGTATTGTTGGCCCAATACATTGACTGGCTAACCTGCAAACGAATGACAGCAATTGGTCTTGATTGCGGCATTAAGCCCAATGGTAGCAATCCTCTTCCGTGGACAGCAAAATGGATTGCAGGAAGTGATGTACAAGTTGCTCCCCAGGAAACTGAAATCACTACATACGTGATTGGCGGTACTAAACAAGACGTTGATGGTAATACCTTTAAGGGCTTTAGTTTGTGAAATTGTATGCCATTGGGTGTAGCTTTACCAATGGCCATCAACTTGCAGGTCCCGTGGGCGGTTGGCCATTGATCGTTGCTAACTCATTAAATGCAACACTAATTAATAATGGGCAATCAGCCGCAGGCAATACCTATATAAGTCATAAACCTATATTAGACAATGTCAGTGCAGATTTAGCATTGGTTATGTGGAGTGGACTAACACGCAAAGATCTTGTAGTGGATTGCACCAACCGCGTATTGATGTCGGTGTTAGATCAATACGGATACGTTGCCCCCGGCAACGAAAAAACAAAATATGTTTTTAGTGGCGGCATACGTGGTAGCTGGGAAAATAATTCATTTATTAAAGAAATATTTAAACCTCTTTACAAAGTTAGCAATGAACGTACAATGGCACAAGATACATTGCTTAATATCATTCAATTACAAAGTTATTTTAACCAAAACAAAATAAACTACATTATGAGTTCGTACGTTAACTATTGGACCGCGCAATCGCAAGTAGCTGATATTGATTTTGGAATTGGACAATTTACAGATCTACATTATCTAATAGATCAAATTGACTTTTCTCGTTGGATATTTTTAAACGATAATAAAGACGGAATATACGAACTAGCAAAGCAAACACCATTGGGTTTTCAATCAGATAATTTTCACCCGACGTATGCAGTACACGAGCAGTGGGCTGATTTGGTATTGAAAACTTTAAGCCAGAGAAACCTCCTGTCATAATTACATAATAAGGAACGAAAAATGTTAACAGTTTATTCAAAAAATAGTTGTCCTTTTTGTGTACAAGCAAAAAGTTTATTGCAGTTAAAAGGTATTGAGTACGAAGAAATTAAAATTGACGAAAGCTCTGAAGCACGTGAATTTATAGTCGGGGAAGGACATCGTACAGTTCCACAGATTTATAAAGATGGTAAGTTATTAGTTGAAGGCGGGTTTCAAGGATTAAAGAAACAATCCGACGACTTTTTCAAAAATTTAAAGGATAATCAATGTTAATATCTAAGGGCTATAGTGCCAATGATATACTCTGTTTTAAACTAACAAACGGAGAAGAAGTAGTTGCAAAACTAATAGAAGAAAAACCTGACTGTTTTGTGGTCGCTAGACCCTGTACAGTTATTCCTAGCCAACAAGGACTGGGACTCATGCAAACCCTGATTTCCGGCGAACTAAATACTAATATAAGCCTGAATAAAATGCATATCATTATGCATAGTCCAGTTATTAGTGATATTGAAAAACACTATATTAAAACTACTACCGGGCTTCAGCTATAGTTAAGGAATCCTAATATGCCAGCCCCACTGCCAGTTGCCACAGTACTTGACAATGTAGATCCAGGTCTTAATGTACCCACAGCACCTCATGGTCCTTCGCCGTTTGGTGTAATTGGTAAAGTATTAAAAACCCCTGGCGGCCGTCCGGTATTAGCAATGGGTAAATTTGTATCTACTATGGGAGATTTTATTGGACTGCACGGAAACCCGGCCTTTATTAAAATACCAGGATACAATCCATTGTGCGCGGTTGGGGAGTCGGTTATTGCTCTTAACGTTTCTACTAGCGTTCTAGTCAATGGTCGATTTGTTGCAAAAATTGGTAGTATTTGCAGTTGTACTCATGTCCTAGTAGGACCCGGCGCACCCACAGTACTTGTTGGACGATAAAGATGGCCTCAGCCCTACAGCTTACTGCAACAGCAACTATTATTAACGGCCATGGCCTGGCAACAAATTTTGATGTACTATCTCAGATTGGAATATTCCAATCTCAACCAACGCTCTCATCAATGAGCAATATATTTGTTAATGCTACTAGTCTTAATGCCAACATAGCCAGTACGATTGTTCCTATATTAAGTACAATTGGCACTGGAGCAAATCAAGGGCAATTTCTATTGGATTTGTATCCTTCAAATGTGTCGCCGGTATGTAATGCAAACATCCCAACGTATAGTGGCGTATTAAAACGTGTCAGTGGTGCAGTACAAGCACAAGCAACGGGCCCATTTTCCCATGGTATTGCCGGCTTTGCAAATTTATTCAGTTTGTGCAATGGACATGCCTTTCAAGTATTTGACACAGTTGCATCAATTAAAATTTTACAAAATAAAACATATGGTCAAAGCGGTCTAAACTTTACTGGTCAACTTGATTTAGCAACAGGCGGCGTTGGAAAAAACGGTGCTTTATTAGCGGACGTAATCGAAGGTTGGGGAACAATGTATGATACTACACATCTTAACCTAATCAGCGACCCATATGTGTTTGGGCAAAATTTATTAAATCAAGGATTATCAGATTATGGTAATCTAGGTAAAAAACTAACAGCTACAGGGTTAGATATTACTGATATTACAAAAATTCCAACAACAGTTACAGTTGTTAGCACCCAACCAAGTACAACAACTATCAGCTCAGAAGTCGGAGAAGTTGTTTTGCCTACTGTAGAAAATGTATACAGTACAAATACAGTTACTGGTAATAGTATTGATGTTATTAAATCTGTCTATGCGTCAATCACCGGAAACGATCTTATTTCAATACTAATAGCAACCGGTTTTACGGGCCCAACTACAAATTTAAAAACACTAGCCGATTTCTTAGATTTTAATAAAGTAGTTTCCCCGGACTTGGGTATTCAATTAAATCCATTGGGTATCACTAACTTTGAAGAATTTGGGAATTATATTCATAGTAGAGTTGGTCACGGATCTTTTATATCATGGAAATCATTGGCTGAAACCCTGCGTGATATTGAAGTGCCGCAATTAGTAAACGCCGCGCCGACCACCAGTGAAACAAATGTATTATCGGCCAGTACAATTAGCACTCTACGATCGGTCACTGGTTCCGGGTCCGGCGTGTTAACCAATCATGTTATAGCAGATTATCTTGGAGCCTGCGCTGGCATGCCATATGCTCCAATGTTTACAACAATAAACAATGAATACGATGGATTGATTACACCGGTACAAACTGCGGTACAAAAATTAGATCAGTCTGTTATAGATACTTATAATACTTACATAGCAACCGGCGGTGATGGAACCGGTGAATCAGCACCGGGCGCAGGTGATGGAACACCACCCGGAATTATCCATTCTGAGTGGGTGGAATCAAATGTAGCATTGGTACAAGCATCTCTAAATAATTTACCCCAGGCAGTTATTGCAGATAGTCAGACAGCGTTTCATACAATGCTTGATCATTTGAATATGGAAGTAATAAACATAAACAAAGCCGACGGCACATTTACTGCGGCTTTTTCTCCATCGGCGCAATTAAAATCGTTTGGTGAAACAATTGGATCTACAGCGTCGGACAGAAATCGTTTAGAAACTTACCAATTTTTTGCCAACTTAATCACCAATGATGATCATGGTGATGTAATTAGATCGGTTATTGCTGAAACAATGAATGCTGGTGTATTGGCAACAACAGGAATTGCATTGTCAAATGACCCACAGCCAATGACATCATTGGCGTCTGCACAAGCCCAGGGAATTTCAATAACGGACTACTTAACGCAGAATAAGTAGGGTTTTAATGGTGGTTTTTAGCCCAGAACCTTTACTTATGTTGACTTTTAGAAACTAATATAGTAGTATAACTATATAGATATGTTTGTAAATATCTAACGCCTATTAAATGGCGTAATAAAAGGAGGAACTACTATGAGAACGATAATTCAATCGATCGTTGCAGTATTAGCCCTAACCGTAATAGCACCCGGTTATGCAAATGATACAAAAGTTGAAGTACCAGGTCAGAGCTTTTTTGAAAACAGAGGCTTCGTGAAATTACACAATGACCAACCCAGCATTACTCGCCAAGCATATGATAGTGCCAGCGAAAAGATACACACAATAGTAGATACAATTACTACACCGTTAATTCAATTTGACCCAAAAGAATTTACTTGCTTGGCACGTAATATTTTCTTTGAAGCCGCTAATGAACCCGAAGAGGGTAAAGTAGCCGTGGGTTTAGTTACAATCAACCGCGTCAATGACGGTAGATTTAAAAACACAATTTGTGGAGTAGTTGATCAAAAGCTGTCCATGGACATTCCTAAAACTCAAATAATTGAGAAGAAGGCTGCGTTCCTTGGCAACACAACAGAATCAAAAACAGTATGGAGCAAGCTAACAATTTGTCAATTTAGCTGGCGCTGTATGTTTGTTAATAATCCAAAATCTCAAGACCAACGTTGGTTAGAGAGCCAAGAAATTGCAAAAACATTACTGGCAGATCCGTCGAGTTATGAAAGATGGAGAACAAAGTATGTTAGGGCATTATATTTCCACGCAACCGGAATTAGACCACCTTGGGCCAACCAGAAAAAACCAGTGGATAAAATTGGTGGGCATATTTTTTACTCTGAAAAGATTTAATGTTTTTTAAAAATCAAAATTGCTTGTTGGGACTGAAAGAAAAATATCAATCCCGTAGTTTTACAGCAAGCGAGTTTACTCGATTAATCCGCAGGCAATTCCCAGCTGCGGATTTTTCCTTTCGTACTCGCAGAGATTATGCAGTTGATCCAGACATGGTTATCGTTGCGGGCAGTTACGATTATTACTATGATCAGCAAGGATTACCACATACAGAAATTACACTATGTTATCACCCTGAACAAGAGTTATATCTAGGGTCCTGTTTAAATTGGGAACAAATTAGTTTTGATATTGCAGAGTGTATAGGCCACGAGCTTGTACATCGTAAACAGCATAAAACTAAAAGTAAGTTGGCATCCTACATTAGTCAATTAAGTGATCCTGAGAAAAAAGTAGAGCAAGAATACCTTGGCGCCGAAGAAGAACTAGAAGCATATGGTTTTAGCATTGCCGCAGAATCAATAACATTTAATAAAGAATATCACTCCTGTACAATGTATGTAATATATGCAAATACATTTGACAATGATCATTCAGTAGTAGTAAAATTAGAACAGCAAATTGTTAAATACTTAATACAACTAACTGGAGTTCGATAATGAGCAAGGTAACAGAAACCGGCCAAGCAACAGAAGCGCCAGACGTTTACGAAACAGAAATATGTGACGACGATTACGGATTTATCCTTGCGGCAGATGGCAGTTTAAAATCTGTATTTTTACCGGACAGCGTTCCGTTTAAGGCTCCAAAAAATGTGTCACGCATCTTGAAGGTGTTTGGCATACGTGATATTTCGCAGGTTGACACAGGGGACGACACGTTACACTAAGTTAGCGGGTACTAACGTTAGCGGGTACTAACTATCATGTCAGTAACCACTAACGTTAGTGGGCACTTACCTACGTTAAATTTGGGTTAGTAAGCACTAACAAAAATGTCCAACGAAATCAATGACTTACAGCACCATAAAAAACCAATGAAATCAATGACTTACAGCACCTGATTTCGGTTGCGGAGAAAATCCATTTCAGCTATAATACTATTATGGAAATGCAAAAAGCGAAGCGCAAAAGACGACAGGACACTAAACATGCTGTCTACTGTATCACTAATACAGTAACGAAACAGCAATATATTGGTATCACTGTATGCGGCAGTCAGGTGCGTAAGGCGTTGAAAATACGCATACAAAAGCACATACGCCGCGCCCTTACTGAAAACAAAGACTGGGCTCTGTGCAAGTCGATACGCAAGCATGGCGCTGAAGTCCACACTTACGGATTGATGGAAATCGTGCGTGGACGCAAGCCGGCTCATACACGTGAACGCGAGCTGATAGCCAAGTTGAAGCCGGCATTGAATACGCACTAAAACGGTTGTCCAGAAATTCAAGTTCGTATATAATATACACTTACACTAGCGAAACGGAGAAACAAACCATGCGCGAATACACCAAAGTTGAAGAACTCCAGTCCCACTACAGCGACTTCCACAAAGATGTGTATGGTTTCCGACCACGCAGTTCCACTGATGAACAGTGGAATTCGGAAGTGTGGCTCAGTGGTGAGATCGACGGTCTCCATGAGTATCTGCGGATACTGGGTTCCACCCCGCAGGGTCGTGTTCAATTGCGTGAGATGGGTTTCTGCACTGACGACAAAGAAGCGGATGAGGAGTATGCAGCCGCTGAAATCCGTGCTCGTGAGGAAGAAGAAGCCCGTTATGCTGAAGCGGATCGCCAGGATGCGGTGTTGGCTGAACTGTTGGCCCCGCCGACTGAAGCAGAACAATTTGAACTGGATATGAAATAATGAAAGTTTATTGTGTAATAGGTTCGAGAGATTATCATGGATCATCTGAGCCCTACGGTATATATGCTGATGAGAAACGTGCCGAGGCGGTGTGTGTTGAATTGAATGCGCGTGGGAAACGATTTAATACAAATTACGAAGTTTCCGAATACGAAATAATCGAGGAGTAATAATAATGGAATCAGTCTCAACCCTTAAATATTTCTTAACAGATGACGATTTATCTGTTCCGCATGTGTGTGGTGTCTTAGCCCAACATTTTGGTAAGTGTCCTGCGTGTGAGGCAATAGAGAAACGATGGGCTGAAGAAGACCGTCATGTTGAGTCCTGCGTGTGAGGCTGTTATGACCCCGAAAAAGGATATGAAATAATGAGTCTTTATACATACGGTGTGTATCGTGCAGGGAAGTTGATCTTTTCCAGTGAACCCATGTCGGAGGCTGATGCTGAAGCTTCCGCTGAGTGGGCGCGATTGTTGCAACCTGATGATGATGTGGTGGAAGTTAATGAGTGTGAAGAGGATTGGGTAGACTTTGATCATCAAGATTAGGAGTTAAAGAATGAATAAGAGAATTGAAGCATTGAAAGCCCTTGCCACCAAAGAAGTGTGGAGCGAGAACCAATATAACGGTGCTCCGGAGTTTAATGGATACGAATTGGATCCTGTAAAGTTTGCCCAGTTAATTGCTCAGGAGTCTATTGTAGATTTTTACAGACGATATCTAGATATTTGTAGCGAGGAAGATATTACTGTTCAAGTTGAACGATATGTGAAAGAACATTTTGGAGTCAAAGAATGAACGAACGAATTAAAAAACTTGTAGTTAAGGCTAATGGTTATTGGGAATACGGTGACCATAATATGCCATCAACCGTATGTTTTAAAGAGGCAGATTTAGAAAAGTTCGCCGAGTTGATTGTTGCCGAAGCCAGGCTTCGACGAAGCGGTTACTGTATTACAAAAAAGATTCATGGGTGACCTTAATCGGGAAGATATGGAAGTGCGCCGATGCATTGCAGACGTTAAGAAACATTTTGGAGTTGAAGAATGAATGATGAATTGAAAGCAATTGCCGTTGAAGCCGGAGCACCAGAGGAAATGTTGAATGCTCTTTGGTTCAATGTATTTTGCCAGAAGTTTGCATACTTGGTAGCTGAAGAATTGGTAAAGGAAAACGAATGAAAATACTTAATACTGGTGCGGATGTAATCAAAAACGGTAAAGGGTTATATAATATCCTCTACAACGGAGAAACAGTGGCACTTAATTTGCAGTATGAAGTGGCTCTTGAACTTGCCCTTGATAGAACTCAGCTAAACGCCCTGATGCCAACTATGGCACGTAATAATGTATTTTATCTCAGGAACGCGGCATGAACGAACGTATTAGACAATTTGAGTTAGAGTCACACATTGATGTTTATGCTCTCGGTAAGGATCGAGCAAAATGGGAATCTGTTTTGCAAAAGTTCGCCGAGTTGATTGTGAAAGAATGTATCAACGTTTGTGAGCCTGTTTTAGACGAGCCCTACGAAGATATGAGTGAGTTTGGCAAAGGGTTGGTCGAAGGACAGGATGTTGCAGTAGAAAAGATTAAGAAACATTTCGGAGTTGAAGAATGAACGAAGTTTTAGTAAACCTGCTGTCTAATCGAGCAGTAAGATTGGGTGAGCACTCTTGGCAATGGGCCAAGAAAAAGACTGGCAATCCTTCCTTGAAAAATTCTGTGACTTCTCGTATGTTTCGGTCCGATCTTGTAGAAGTGGTCGGTGCAGAAATGAAACTTACTGCTATGGGTCGTATACAAGCAGAACAACATTTCGGAGTTGAAGAATGAACGACCGAATTCGAAAACTATGTTCTCAGGCAATATCAGATGTTGATGGTATCCAAAACCCTGATACGCAAGATATGTATATTCCGGACTGCTTTGCCGAAAAGTTCGCCGAGTTGATTATTCGAGAATCTATTGAAGTGATGATAAAAAATGATTATCATGGTGAATGGCTAGGCGAGAAAGTAAAAGAACATTTCGGAGTAGAATAATGAAAGCATATAAGACCAGTATCAAGGAAGTGTTCAGTGATGATCCCAACAGTCCATTCTGGCAACGACTAAAGGCCAGTCCTGGATATACGAAATTTGAAGATGAC